ACTTTTTGTGAAACGCCTTGCAAAAGCTTGCTCCGCTTACAGGAAATCCGGCCTTGACAGTGCCGCAGAAATATGGTAAAATATTGCCTGTTGCAGCAGATGTGCAATATGCTACTGTGGCTCAGCTGGTAGAGCAGCTCACTCGTAATGAGCAGGTCGCCTGTTCGAATCAGGTCAGTAGCTCCAAAAATCCCGCGAAACTACGTTTAAAACGTAAGATTTTGCGGGATTTTTTCTTTTCAAAAAATTGAGATTTCAGAAAAACCGCAACACAAACCGCAACATAGCACAGCGCACGACAAAACACGACACGCAATAAGACGCGACAAAACACGCAATTGTGATAATTTATACAGGTGCTTTACACAATAAAAAAGAGCCGCAGCTCCTTGTAACGGGAACTGCGGCTCTTGTCATGTACAGATCACTTGCCCTGCGCCTTCAGGCGGTCATAGGTCTTATCTGCCTCCAGTGCGGCGGTGGTGAAGGAGTTATTCTTCCACCACGAGATCAGCGCGGCTACGGTGGTAATGCCCGCCGTCACCAGCTGCTCTACGGTAGCGCTCTCGATGGGCAGCACGGGCTTGCCCAGAGCGCTCAGCATCTGATTGGTCAGTGCTAGCAGCAGGACAGCGGTGCGGGCGATGGTTGCGGTAGAGATGCGATACTTAGACATGGTTAGATCCTTTCTGCTCTGTGGAGCTTTCTGCTTTTTGCTTGAGGATATCCACGGCCTTGATAATGACCGCCGGGATTGGCAGCCCCATCAAGCCCGCATTTTCGATAATAGAGATCGTTTCATTGGCCACGAACGCGATAACGGCAGCGTCCCGCACGAAGTTGGAGCCCATCACGGCATCCAGACGGCAGGCAACCAGCACAATCAGCAGGGTCTCGCCCTTGCGGATCAGTCCCTTCCAGCCTGCGCGGCTTTCCAGCGTGCCGGTCTCGGTCTTGGGGCTTGCGTGGAAAACGCCCGCCACGATCAGACCAGTGATGTAGTCGATGGCCATAAAAATGACCAGCGTTTGCAGCGCCGCGTCCCAGCCGCCGTACAGGCTGGCAATGGCACCGCCGATCAGCCCCACGGCAGTGCAAAAGTATTCCTTCATTTTTTTCAATCCTCCTCATCTTCTTCCGCAGCGTCCTCCCACGCCTGCTGAATGCGCTTTCCATTGGCACAAATCGCATCCAGCGTGGCATCTGCCTGCACATTCGTTGCGATCATGGCCTTGTCCATCGTGTCCATGCCGAAGTATCCTGTGAACACCTCGCCCGTGGGCAGCGGTGCAGCCACTGCGATCTTTGTGATCTTGTGCTCCTCCAGCGTGGCCAACACGTCAGAGATCCACTCCGCATAAGGCGCGTCAGAAATCAAATAGCTTGCCATCGGCATCACCCCCTTACAGCGTCCATCTGCTCTTGTTCGCCCGGGTATCCACGTGCACCCAGCCGGTGGCTCTGCCCGCCTTGACGGGGTAGCGTCCCACACCGCCCCAGTCCGGCATCAGGCTTTCGGCGTAGGCAGCTACGTCCTCCACGCTCACGCCCGGCACCCGGATGTCTGCCGCCCGGCCCAGCAGGTGCTGGCTGCTCTTTGCTCCGCCCACGACTGCGTTGTGCGCCGCCGTCCGGTACCCGCTGGTGATCACCACCGGCTTGCCAAAGTGCTCCCGGATGCACTGCAGCACCACGGTCAGCGCCTCGTCCACCATAACGGTGTCGGTGCCGTCCTTACAGCGCAGCTCCCGCACCTTAAAGTCCGGTGCAAGGCGGCGTTCTCCGTCCTTTGCAAGACTATACTGTCTGATCATCTCGCTTCACATCCTTTCCTTACAGCCGCTTCAGCAGCGCAGCGATGGGCTCCATATAAAACCGCTCGTAGCCTGCCTTGTTGGGGTGGGTGCCGTCGCCAGTGTACTTGCCGCTCAGCCCGCTGACGCCGGAGCCACCCATAGGCGGGGTGGTCTCCGCAATGTCAACGTAGGGCACGCCCCATTTTTTCAGCGCCGCAAGGATGGCAGGCTTGTAGGTCTTATACCAGTTTTCGCTGCCTGCAAACATGCCGCCGTGCGGGAATACATAGGCCACGCGCTTGTCGCTGTGATTCGTTGCCAGATCGTCCAGCATCTTCTCCAGTGCGCCGGTCATGGTCGTTTCGTCGTAGGCAGCGGCAAACCCATCGGTCAAGGTACCCACAGGGGCGTTGTTCCAGGCATCATTCACGCCGCCCTCCAACAGGATGTAGTCTGCCTTTGCAAGCGCTGTGGAGTTTGTCACCACCGTGCTGATGCAGCCACGGGTGCCGCCGTATACCTTATCGGTAATATTCGGGGTCAGCGTTGCGCCGTCCACCGCTTCATTGGTCAGGGTCATGCCGTACTTGTCTGCAATACATTTGCCGTAGCCGCCTGCGCTGCTCTTGCCGTAAGCGATGCTGTCGCCTGCAACGTACAGCGTTTTTCCCGCCAGCGGGCTGATGATCTGACCATTGATGTCAAACACTTCCATTTTACCACCCCTTCTCGATGTAATCGTTCACCTTGTCGTCACTCAGCAGGCCTTTATACACCCTGCACTGATACAACGTACCAGACCAGAACTGCTGCTTTTTGCTGCCGTCCGCGCTCTGCGCCGCACCGATCAGGAAGGTCTGGGGCACATCTATGATTGTGCCGTTTGTGGTTTTCCACTCGGTCAGCGGGCAGTAGGTACTGCCGCCGCGATATTTTCTGCCGTCGATCTGCACTGCATACCGCGTACGGGTCTTGAAGTGTTCGATGCTGTCCGACAGGGTCACGCCGCCGTAGTTGTAGTAGGCAAACTCGGTCTTTTTGTTCAGCGGGCTGCTGGTGGAGTTGAAGCCGGGCAGATTGCCGGTATCACCGGTCTCGGTCAGGCAGTGCAGGAAGGCAGGCCAGGTGTTGGCATTAAAGTCGTCCCCCGCTTTCGCATCCACTAGGATCGTGTATTGCGGCGTCTCGGTGGAGGCGTGCTCCAGCAGCTTCAGGCCGGTGTCCAGTCCCTGGGTCAGCACGGTCTCGCCGGGCAGACTGTAGATCAGCTGTGCTGTCTCCACTACTTCCACCGTTACCGCGCAGCTTGCACTCTTACCGCCTGCTGTGGCAGTCACGGTGCAGTTACCTGCTTTGATGCCTGTCACCACGCCGTTTGCCACAGTGGCAAAGCCGGTAGGCAGAACGCTCCACACCACCGCCCTGTCGGTTGCGTTCGCGGGCAGCACGGTGGCCGTCAGGGTCTTGCTCTCGCTCTCGTTCAGGGTCATGGTCACGGCGCTCAGGCTCACGCTCTGCACCGGAATTTCCTGTGCACTGCCGCCCCACTCTGCACGCAGAGCATTCAGGGTGGGCTGCATCGTGTCGGTCTTATAGGCTGCATTTTCAAACAGGTTCAGCAGCAGCGCCTTTGCGTTGGCGGTAAAGCCCTCGCCCGGGTCACCTTTTGCACCCGCCGGGCCGGGGTCGCCCTTTTCTCCCTTGTCGCCTTTTTCGCCCTGCGTTCCGGCAGCATTGGCAATGCCTGCTTCCATGTGGTTCAGCTGGGCAGCCGTCAGGGTCTGGCCGTCCACAAAATTCTGTTTTACGTAGCTCATTTGTTCCTCCCTAAGATCATTTTTCCAAGGATCGCCTGCCCCAGCACGGCAAAAACGTTCTCCTTCGGCGGCTGCGGGTTGCCCCACAGCGTCGCCAGACGGTCGCAGGCTGCCATGGCTGCGTCATTGCCCGCCGCCAGAAGCCGCAGCACTGCCAGCAGCGCCTGTTTTTCCGCAGTGGTAATGCCGCCGCCTGTGCCCAGCAGCCCCACCAGCGCCTCCCACGCAGGCGTAGCCGGGGCAGGCATCGCGCCCTCTGCCGTGCCGCTGTTGGCGCATACTTTGCACCGCACATCAGCGCTGGTCACGGTGCGGCTGCCGTCCGTGCCCTCAAAGGTGAGGCAGCCCGCGCCGGGCACTGCCGTCACCGCCGCCGGTACGGTCAGGATTCCGTTTTCCACCAGCGTAGCCGCGCTTGCGCCGGGGGTGTGCCAGTGGGCGCACACGGTCAGCCCCTTCCACTCGCCCCGCTGCTCGATGCGCAGCCGGTAGTTGCCCCGGTTGCCCGCATACCCCAGCAGCAGCTGTCCGCCGGGCACCGCTGCCGCGCCGTTTCTGTCCAGCCGGATGGTCATCTCGTTCATGCTGCACCGCCCTTACACATACTGGTAGCCCTCCACGTTGAAGGGATAAGCGTTGTCATTGCTCGCCAGGTTTACATCGACCACGCCAATGTTCACCGTGCCGTTCGCAGCAAAACTCACCTTCACCAGTGCTTCGCCCTTGCAGTAAACGCCGTCCCGCAGATTGTAGGTGTTGCCGCCGCCCACTATGGCCACCGCCGTACCGCCCCGCACGCAGCCGTAGTCCGCAGCCGCCGCTGCGGCTACTCCGCCGGTGGTAGCGATCGTGGTACATTCCAGAGGGACCGCCATCCTTACCACAATATAATCCACCTCGTCCGGCACAGTCATCGTCTTGTTGCTTTTGCCCGCTGCACCGTCGCTTGTGTAGACAAGCTTTCCGTTCATGTCCGTCACTCCTCTCAGTTGATTCAGTTTTTCTGCCAGGCTAAAGCCCAGCACCGTATCAAGGTTTTCCGCCGTCATTTCCAGTGTGCCGTCTGCGCTCACGGTCAGGCCCCGCCCCACCTTCACGCCGCCCAGCACGGCTGCGTTGGCGGGCGGCAGGGTGTAGCCCATGCCGAATTTCCGGTCTGCCTCAGCCTTGGAGTAAAACCGGTCGTCCGCGCCCAGCTGCAATAGTGCGGCGGCCTTTTCCTGCGCCGACCAGCTTGCTGCCCCGGCGGCACTGGTCAGCGCCTTTTTTACGCCGTAGGGCAGCAGCGCCGGGGTCAGGGGCGCATAGGCCTCGGTCATACGGTCCAGCTGCGCCGCCGTAGCGGGCACGGTGGTC